TAATTAAAAATTATGCTATCAGAATTGATAATATGACTCGACCTTTAAATATTGAAGATGATAGTGTTTTTAATTTTGATAAAGAAATATACATTGAGTCTCTATATAAAATGACAACTGATGAATTGCAATCTCTGCCTGACGGTATTGAAAAATCAATTTTAGTAGACAAGGAAATTCACTCAATGAAAGGCGATGCAATTGCCTCTAAATATAATATGAATTTGAATACAGTTAAGACTAAAATTAGAAAGGCTCGAAAGATGCTAAAGGATTCTGTGCTTATTAAAAATCCACAAATGAAAGAAAATTTAACTACTTATTTTTAAATTATGAAAGATTTTATTAATCCTGTTACTTTTTATGAAACTATGGTAATCATAGTTAAAAATTTAAAAAATTTTATTTTTTATAGAACCAAAATGTCAGCTATCAATAAAAGTGGAGTTCTAAAACAGACAGGTTTAAGATTAGACCTTCGAGCTAGGGCATATTACGTATTAAATATTGAACCTGAATTATTAATGATGGGCCAAGATACACTAGAGTTAGAAAAAAGTAGAGTATTTGAGTCATTAACTAAAAAGAAAGAACTTTTTGAAAACCATAATTTAACTGAATTAATTGAGGCAAAAACTGACCGAATTAAAACCTCTGACTACTATGCCTACCTAATTCAAATTAAATATAGACCCATGGCTACTGTTTCAAACCATATATATGTATTAAGCTGGTTAACCTGTTTAGGTTTTATTGCCTATTGGATATACCTAGGTTTTTTAAATTACAATGAAATCCAAACCGGATTAGGGGACTTGCTTAATAAAAAGTAAATAAATAACTAAAAAATAAATTATAAATGAAATTTATAGATCAACACTTTACTAAAATTATAATTATCATATTGTTTATTGCCTTTATACAAACCTGTACAATTTCACGAAAATCTTCAAGTTTAGAAAAGCAGTCAAAAATAACAAATGCAAGATTAGATTCAATTCAGGCTATCTTATTTACTAAAAATGATATTGCTAAATTAATTGAAATTGAAGGTTTAAAATCTGAAAAAAGAATGATTCAATCAACTGACCGTAAGATATTTGATGTAAATCGTCAAGCTGAAATTGATAAAGAGATTAAAAAGATTGAATCAACTAAGTAATGGGGTCAAATACTGTTAAATATTTTATAATTAGTACATTTGTAACTCTATACCTGTTAGTATCCGTTATCTCTACAATTCACGTAATTAGCTTTTTTGAATTATCAAATCCGCAATGGTTAGCTATAAGCTTGGCTATTGCATTTGAAATTGGAGCAGCTGCCTCATTAGCATCATTAATAACCCTTGATAAAATGAATAAGGGTATTGTATGGGGCCTTTTTATTATATTAACATGCATGCAGGCAATGGGTAATACATATTATGCCTATATTAATTTAGAAAACTTTCAAGGTTGGATTGAACTATTTGGATTAAGTGAAGAGGACCAAATTTATCAAAAACGAATTTTATCAATTGTAAGCGGTGCAATTTTACCAGTCATTGCCTTGGGTTTTATTAAAGCACTGGTTGACTATATTAAGCCAACCCCTGAGCAAATTGAGGTTAAAACTGATAATATAGTTGAGCCTGACATTAAATCAGCAATTCCTATAATAAATAGTATTGAGCCTGATCCAATTGAGGACACTGATACTACTTATATGGATCAATATTTACCAAGCAAACCGGCTGAGCCAGTTGTTATAGATACGCCCGAAATTAATAAAACTCGGGTATCCACTAAACTAACAGATTCAGCCCTTGCAAGAGGGTTTAGTGGTTTAAAAAAACCATTTGACCCATAAAAATATTAACCAATGAATGCCGTATATTACATATAAGGATGATCCTTTAGCCAAAAGAGTTAGTGCAGCATATGCCAATCTGTGTAGTAAATTTCCAAGTAAGAAATTTTTAAAACTAGTAGACCGATGTTTTGCTATTTTTAATGGGTCAAAGAAAGAGGCTAACTTTTGTGAATTAGAAGAGTTTATTTATCCAGTAGATGGACAATTATCAATTAATTTTGAAGTATGTGCAAATGAAACCTTATCAATATTTGATAATGGATTAGACGATATTAGTTCATATACTGCATCTGGAACTCCATCAAATTATCCATTAGGTGCGGACTCTGAATATATTGATTCAGTTGGAAATGGTACAGTCTTTTACTTAACTGCAAATGACCGAAACTATGCTAGGGGTTGCATACTATATGTAACCTATCCATCACTTGATAAAAACGGAGATGATGTATTACCAGCAGATCATGAATGCAAATTAATATTAACAAATCGAACTCTTGAAACCTATACAGTTTCATTACATCAGTTTTTCGCTCATTTCTCTAATCCTGAAACCAGGGGAGCGGATAGTTTGATAAATAAAATAGAGATATTTAATCCAAATGATAATTTTAGTATTAAAGTAACTGGATTAATTGTATATGTAAAAAGTAATGAAGACCCAAGCGATTGTGCTTGTTAAAAAAAAGATAATAAAATGATCGGACCTCCTGCTAAATTTTTAAGAAAACATACCTCTGCTGAGAATTCAACAAATTATACCCCAGCTTTTACTGACCTATCTGGTTTTGGAAGCTCAAATGGATCGGTTGGTTCATGGACTCCTCTGTATTATGGTGTACATAACTATAGTGCTGCTCAAACAATTTCAGTATGGACAGTTGAACAAGGAACTGCTGGAACTGGAGTAAGTGTTTATGTAGCTCAAGGAGGTACGTTTTATGCAAATATTTCAAAATTAACCGTTGGCACAAGTGGACCAGTTACGTTACTCGGTACAACAAATACTCAAGTTTCTCTATAATGGTACCAGTTTTAACCTTTGGTCAAAGACAACAAGCTCTAACAGGTCTTCCATTTTATGGAAAATCTGACTTTAATTTTGTTGCCTCAAAATCGCCATTCAGTAATGGTATTTCAATTAAATTACTGCCATTAGCTGATTTATCTAGACCTGAAGTGGTTGTAACTGACGAATTTGATATTGATCTTAGAGCTCTAAATAATCAATTTAAAAAGGGTTCTAGAATTACTGGTGTAAAAATTAATTCAACATTTACCAATAAGAAAAAGGAACCAACTATGATAATTGGTAAATTTGAAGGCATGACAATAGATAAAGGAACCAAGACAATTAGGGCATTTATTACTGATCAACAAACCTTTAAAAAAGTTGAAGTTTATCCAGAAAGTTTAAACCGATTAACCGAATCCAAATCATACCTAGCGAAAACCTTCCTAGCCTTTGTGATATAATTATTTAAACAACTCAATTAATTATGATAGAAGAAGAACAACCATTAGATGAGGCTGCGCTTTTTTTGGAAAATCAAGATAAGATTTACGGAAAAAATGTCGATATTAAAAAGGTAGCTCAACCTGCTCCAGTTACTGCATTAGGTAATGCCTTAACCCCAATGCTAGAGTCTACAATCGGAGGTCCAAATGATTCACTTTGGAAAAATGTTCCATTAGAAAATCTGCCAAGCAAAGGATTATTTTATCCAGCCGGTGCAGAGATTACAATAAAGGCAGCAACGGTTGCTGAAATTAGGCACTGGTCTACAATTGATGACTCTGATATATTAGATATTGATGATAAACTAAATTATGTTATTGAAAAGTGTAGTCGATTTAAAATAAAAGGCGGAACTTCATGGTTATCATGGAGAGATATTTCAGAACTAGACCGAGTTGCTATAATTTTTCTAATTCAAGAATTAACATTTCCAGCTGATCAAAATTCATTATTTTCAGAATTTGAATGCACTGAAACCTGTAAAGGTGAAGTTAAATGGAAAGACTCAGTTAAGATTAAAAGTTCTATGTTAACCTTTATTGACTTACCTGATGAAATAATGAAATATTATTCAGCTGAATATAAATGTTTTGAGGTAAAGTCAGAAAAATTAAATGAGACTTTTTATCTATACATGCCAACAATTGGAGCAATTGAACGACTAAGAGCCAGAATTGCTGAGGCTAAGTCTAAAAACCGAAAGCCAGATATGGCATTTTTATCAGTAGCAGCCTACTTAATTCAAGACTGGCAAGCATTTACTCAACAGGAATATTATAACTTAATTAATGTTTCATATGCTTGGCATATTAATAAATTTACATTTATTAAAAAGTTTACTGAATTAATTGAAAATGCTAGAGAATCTGTTGTAAATACCGTTTGTCCAAATTGTGGAAACAAGATAACATCACCTCTTTTTACACAGTCCAGCTTCACGTTCAGGGATTTTTTCCTTATTTCAGGTGGACTTGACGAACTTATTTGATATTAACCGGATTCTGGCAGTGAAGCTTAATCAATCATTTAATAGTCTATATGAATTACCATATTATGAATATATGTACTATTTAAAACTTTTAATAAATGAGACTAATGAAAATTTAAATGAAGTCTTTGAACTTGAACCAAACCGGCCAACGTAATTAGCCAGTTTGGTTTTTTTATTATAAATAACAAAAAGAGATATTAAATTATTTAATTAAATATGGATCCTAATAAGACTAAAAAATTAGACGAAATCTTAACGGAACTTGCGGACAAGGATGCTGAAATTAAGAAATTACAAGTAGCATCCAAAACCGAAATTGCAGCCATGGATGCTGAAATTAAGAAATTAAACGAGGTAATAATTACTAGTGATAAATTACCGAAAGATGATAAACTTAAATTAACGCCTGGGGACCTAGCTAATAAAATAAAAGACTTAGAATTAAAAATAACTAACCGAACTAAAAAACTAGAAACCGACGCAGAAAAAATAAGGGTACAATTAAATGAAAGAGCTGTTTTAGATAATCAAATTGAATACATAAATGGAACACGGTTTGAATATTCTGATAATATTAATGAAAAAAAATCAAACGTATCAGTTTCATTATATGGAATAATACAGCGAGATGGAATAATTGTTTGGAATAAACCAATTGCGACTAGTAAAGTTGAAAAATATAAAAAGGGTGCAACTGGTAATACTAGTCTAACCTATATTAAAGAAGATTTAAAAAGACAATTAATTTTAGATAATATTGACCTTATTCGTAGTCAATATAACGTGTGGATTGATCCAAAGACGGTTACTGAAAGAACTACTAAAAGTCAACTGCCAAAATTTGAAATATCAGCTATAATCCAGGAAGAGACTGCAGATTCAAAAGCCGGCAACAATCAAAACAAGACATCCCCATACGAGTTATCTAAGGCTGAATTAGCAAATATTAACAAAGACTTTAGCGATAATAAAAAGAAAGAATCAACCTCGTATGTTAACAGCGGTATTTCTGACCTTAAGGATATTATTCCAAACCCAAAGGATCAGCTAAATCCGCCTGACTCTAAGTATGAAAATCGTAAAAATAATCAGTTTAACTCAACTGGAGTACCTGTTCAGCCTACTGTAAATACCGTTATTACCAATAACAATTTAAATATTACAAATCAAGAGAACACCAATATAAATTCAGAGCCGCCTCTAACTACATTATTAAATAAGGTGCGCAAAGCTACACTTGCATCAAAAATAAGATCAAAAACAAATTATGAAACCCAAATTAGCAGTAATAAGCTAACTGAATCAGATAAGGTCACAGTAACCAATGAAATATCAAAATTAGAAAAAGAAATTACTGAAGGCATTAGTTTATATAATACAAAAAGCCCCAATGATAAAATAGAAAGCCGTGAGCAGTTAATGGCCGCCGGCACAGAGCCGGCTGTTGTATCTAATGATATTGGTCCAGCTGTTATACTTAATGCAGATAATAATAAGTCAGGTAGTTATGTTGAAACGGGTAATACTAATATTAATCCTATTACGGATAGTGCAAAAGATCAGCTAAACTTATCTGGAGATAAATCTCCGTATTTAGAGCGTAACTCGGCTTTACCTGAAGAGCCTACTGCTGCCAATTTAATCAGCCCAACCAATACCTCTACTGCAGAATATAATAATACAGATACAGATAATTCAACTACCCAAATCTCAAGTGATCAAGCCTATGACAAGATGATGAATAGTCGTATTTATAATCAAGATACTAAGACTGGGGATAATTTTAATAACTCAAGTACTAATATCGTGCAAAGCCCTGCAATATCTGCGAGTACTGGCAAAAAAATATTAACCGAACCATTTGCTGCCATACCTAATATAATTAAAAATGTCGGCAGCAAAACTAATAACCTATTAACTGAAATTAGTAACAAGAATAATATAAATTCCTCAGGCGCTTCACCGTATTCATTAGGTGAGACTGGCACCGGAACCACTCAAACCATTAACAATAATATGCAACAACAGTTAACCAATATGCCTCAATCTGCAGCGGTTCCTCCGGAAGAGAAACCTGAACCTGTTGATAATTCACAATTGGCTCTTAATTCTCAACTATTACATGCAATATATGATGTGCTAACAACTGGAATAAAAGTAAAATACTCATAATGAAATATCTAGATCAAATAAAAAAAATCGTATTAAATTACGATAAAATTCAGCAATCTTTAAATTTATTAGAAGAACAGGCACATATCCTAAATTTAAGTAAAAATTCAATTGAATTACAGTTAGCTGAAGTAAAAGAGTCAGAACGGCTCCTAATAGATAAAATAAAGTCTGAAACTGGAGAAGTTCCTGACTTTTATAAAATTTTACAAGAATTACAAAAAGCATGATTTCAAATTTTATAAATTTATCAAGTTATTGTGTACTTGAATTTAGAGCAACCCCAATTGGTGATGCAAATCCACCATTATTAACTTCACAATTTTATCTAGTTGATAATAAACACTTAGGTATTAAACAAATTTATAATACTGATGGATATTCAGCAACCACTCGCAATACTAGAAATTTTAGTCTTATTGGGCTAGGTGGATCTAAGTTAATATATAATGATATTACATTAATTCCAATGTATTCAGATTTTGATCCATTAATAACAGAAACCACTGTTTCTAGTGAATTAAGTATTAATATGGTAATGGACACAATGCGATTTCATTTTGCATCAGGTTTTAATTTTACTGAAGTTGAACATATAATTGTCGGAGCTCGTCATAAACTTAATAATATTACTCAAATCCAGTTAGCCAATATTATATTAAATGCAGTAACCACTGCCTCACTTTTTAGTTATAATACCCGACCTCTATTTTTAGCCAATACAATATATGATAAGTATATTGATATTAAAATTCCATCAATTCCATGGCTAGATGCAGACTTTAAACAGTTTGGAGCCAATTCATTTGAACATGCAATAACTGGTGGTATTGGTTTTATTAAAAATGCCCCAATTACAGTATTTTTAGCAGAAGCGACCCAATCTGATTACTTTGCACCAAATAATATAACATATGAGCAATATCAAATTACTCAATATTATGAAGGTTCAGTTTCGCAAATTAATAAATTTGATACACTAGGTTGCCAAATTGCCGAGGCAGAGGACGGCGACTATATTGAATTTTTTGCAACCTGGAATGGAGCATTTCCAGATTCATTAATTGCAACCCTAAATGAGAGTGGAGCTGATCAAGAATGGATAATATCACATCAACTGACTATATACGAACATATTGGTTCAGATATTGTGCTATCTGGAAATTCTTTAATTTATCAAGAGTCTAATTTTGATACCCCATTAACGTATCGACCTATATTAAAACAGGCAGGATTTGCGGTAGCAATGTCAATTGACTATATCATGAGATTAATCAATAAAAAAAATGGGGACCAAATAATAAAAAGTGCCTCAATGAGTATTATTAATCCAAACCGCTATGGTAAAAAATTAGAAAAAATTGAATTATTAAACGGTCCACAGTCAATGCGAATATACAATAAAATTGAGCAAAAAAACTTTGAGACCAATGCAATTTTTTCAGGATCAGTACCATCACTAAGTACAAGTGCTCCAAGTACTACACTCTTAACTAATCAAATTACGTTATTAACCTCTCAAAGAAATGCACTACAGGCCCTATATAATAGTGCCCAAATTCCAATTACGTCGGTTATTAAACAGGTAAGTATTCAATTAAGCAGTGGTAATGCACTGCACTCAAATGGAGCAGAGGCTATTTATGGACAGGGCAGAGCAATATTAGTAATTGATCCAGTTGATAATTTAATAAAATTAACACTTTATAGAAAAGAGACCCTAGGTACAGCAATAATAAGTTTAGCCCAAATAAATTTAGTGGCTGGATTTACTGGCGTAACATTTAAATTAACATTCGGTACCACTAACGATTTTATATTTTCAAATACTTCAATTGGTAACATATCTAGTTTGGCAAGCGGCGAACTTTTATTTAGAATTCCAAAGGTTCAGGCTAAATTACTATTAGAAAATTCAGAGAATAATTTTATGGTAACCAAAGTTGACCCACTTGGAACCGAATCTCTTATGTATACTGGTACCTGGGTATCATCCTCTGATTATCAAGCCGCAAATAACGCGGCTGATATTGCCAGAGAAAATGCAGTAACTGCTGCTGCCTTAGCCACTGCCCTTGAAACAATTCGTACATTAACTAAACTAAAAGATGATGCACTTAAGGCAAAAAGTGATGCACAGTCTGCCTTATCAACTCATATGTTGACACATACAAATGGCGGTGGAAATACTGGATCTACAACAACCGCTGCTCCTACTACTACCGCTGCTCCTACTACTACTCTTCAGCCAGTTGGTTTACCATCAATTAGTTTCTCAACTCCATCACAAGGTCAGCCAGGTACACCGTTTGGTATAGCTGGAAATTTCCCAGGCACAATTTCGGAAGTAGCACTTGGTGGTACTGCAGCTGGTTTAATTGGCACTTTTCAACAAAATGATGCAAGTTCAATAACGGCAACTGTACCAAATTTATTGCCTGGCCTGTATACTATGTATGTACGCAATTCTGCAGGTTTTGGCACCAGTGCTGGTAAATTTGAAGTGATTGGTGCAAGTAGTCCAATAACTGTAAATTGGCGACTATATGTTGGACCTCTAAACGGCGGCAATACCGCATATATTGATTGGTTTGTTGGACTTAATCTTAATAATAGCGATCAATTTACTATAAAAACTTTAAATGGTACAGTTGAAACTACTCATGTTACAATAGGAACTAAAGCATCAATTGATGCATATTTGATGGTAGGTAATGATGGTTATATTAGTGGAAGTTTTAATTATACAGCAATTAATGGTCAAATTAAACTTAAATTAACTAGAACCCTAAATCCTGGAGCCGGAGTTTCTAACTTTAATAAAAATCAAATAGCATTAGACCAAACTGTAATACATTATCAAAATAGAAATGGTTCAACTAATGCCTATAATAATTATTTTGATCCTTGGGTATATAATTCATCATATACGGTTTCCGATGGTTGGGTGACATTTACAACAGGTCAACTATTTATACAAGGAGAACAGGTATCGCTGGATTTACAATCAATTCTTGGATAATTAATTTATTATAAAAAGCCATAGATAAATAAAGTTAGAGAATATATTAAATAAATAATAAAAAAGATAACTAGTTCAATGAACAGTCTCATACAAGAATTAACAACCGAGTTAAAATCAAATACTCAAATTAAAGATAGTATTGTCGTAAAGGTAGTATTAGAGTCAATTAATAATTCAGTACTATTAGGAGTTGCTTCTTCTGATGTATTAGAAAATGCACTTTCTACACTTGACCAATTAGCTCAGGCTACAGTTAATGAAAACTTAAAAGAGGTAGTTGCTAAATTTAAAAAAATGGCAGTAAAACCTACACAGAGACTTCAAAACATGGCAAAAGAGGCTGGCATATCAATAAAGATTAAGGCCTTAAAAGAGTCAGCCATGTATGGAGATCCAACTTTTAAATATACAATTTCTAAAATTGAAGAAAAGTTAGCCGGTATTCCAGAGTTTAGACTAATTGGAGTTATTTCTGAAGCATTAACACCTTATTCATACGACAAGAATGTTGCCAATACGATTTCTGAATTAGCAAAATATGTAAATAAAAATCGTGCAAAATTAGAGGTAATCAATGCAATATTTGAAATGAGACAAACAAGTTCAATGATTTATAGCGAATCTATTGCAGAACTTGAAAATTCATTATTAGAAAATTCATATAGTTCAGATACTCTTAAGATGAAAATGCGTGGAAAATCTACACTACCTATTGTAAATAGACTTATTAATACCCTAAGTATGGTTGAGTCTAAATTATCAGGTAAATTTAATATTGGACTAGGAAATGGAGATGCAAAAGTTAATTCAATTATTGCCCCGTTCTGTAAAATATCAGAGTCAGCAGCAGTTGTTTTTGTAGATAATAAGTTTATTAAATTAACTGAAGAAGAAAGCCCTAAGCAGGTAGAAATTTCAGACCTTGCTGAATTTCCAGAATTTGTTGAAGTTTGCGAAGCTTTTGCAGGTTTAAATTTTCAGGAGCAAGATAATTCAATTGTTACAAACGGTAGAAATTTACAAATTAAGTTCTCAATAAATGAAAATGGTAACTTAACCCTATTTGTTAATAATAATATAGTAGAAGACTTAACTAAAATGAACTTGTCTGAATTATTTGTTATGGAACAGTTTGAAACTCGTTCTAAATTAACAAAGATATTTAATTCATTAGACACTATTGTTAATTTGGAATTTGCTAAGAAAATTGTAAATGAAAGATTAGATAAAGACTCATTGGTATTTACACTTGGAGAAACTCTTTATATCTTTGAAAAGTTAGGTCAAACCAGACTTATTAAGAAAATGGATGGTTTACAATTTCATAATTACGTAATGGAAAATTTCAAATATGATGTTAGCGAACTATATTCAATTGAGTTAGAAGATAATGAATTTAAACTTCGTGAACTTGAAGAAGATAAAAAGGTAATTGAGTCAGACTTATCTAAACTGGAATTGTCAATTTCTAAATTAGAAGAAGCCTTAACCGACTCTACTTTATCTGAAGAGTATCAAACGCAATTATCTGATCTTAAAGTTTCAATTGAAAAGAACGTAAACTCTCTTAAGAATCACTATATTCAATTAGATCAATCGAAAAAAAAAGCATAAACGAGGCTGAGTCGATTACACTAGTTTCTCCAAAAACTGCAAAATATAGTGTTGGAAAACGGGTTGTACTAAATGATAATACTTCAGGTACAATTATTGGAATAGATGCAGTTAGCGGAACCTATCTACTAATGACTTCAGATAACAGGTCAATTCGGGTTAAAACCTCAGATATTGAAAGTTTAGAAAAACCCAAGGATAATGACTATCAAATATCTGGAATTAATCCAGATAAAACTGATGAACTTTCAATTAAAGATACTCCATTTGATTTAAACCAAGACAAGTAATTATAGTATAATAGTCTAAACATTATAGAAAAATGGCAGACGTATTATGCTCAATTGAGGAAGCTAGAGAAGCTGGAACTCTTCAAGTCTTTGAAAAAAAGACTAAATATCACGAATATAAATTTCTGGTTAGGTCAGAAGAAGAGATCAAATTCAATGTTTCTCAAAATATCTCAATGAAGCCAACTGGTGGAGAGTATTTTAAACCATTATTTTTACCTCACTATGCACAGGACGGTAATCCATTAAGCCTGGATGATCTTAATCAAGAAGATACTTGGTTAGATGCTGGAGCACATATTGGTATATTTGCAACCCGACTACTTACCCAATTTCCTAAAATTAAAAAAGTTTATTCATATGAGCCATTCCATAATAATGTAGAATTTGCTCAACAGAATATTGAAATGAATGGTGTACAGGATCGTTGCGAAATTATTGAAAAGGCAGTTGTACCCGGTGACGAAACCTCGGTAGACTTTTTTCTTTCTCAAGATTCAGGTAAACACTCAGTTCATCCAGTAAAAGGTAGAAAAGTAATGACTGTACCTGCTGAGAATATTAATGAAGTTCTTAAAAAGGTTAACTGCGTAAAGATGGATATTGAAGGTCTAGAATATGAAATGATTAGGTCAATTACTGACTGGAGTAAAATAAAATTATTTATTGTAGAATATCATTTTCATTATAGTTGGCTACTTGAAAATCGCACTCAAAAGTTTAATGAAGTAATGTCAATTATGGAAAATAACTTTGATCGTATTTTTGTAAACCGAAATGCTGGAACAAGTAAGCATTTCATAACTCACTTTGCTGGATTTAAAAACGTGTAAATGGAAGTATTAAAAGTAATTGAAGAGGCTAGAGAAATTGTAGAGTCAATTGGTGAAACTTGTCCAGTCTATGTTGGATTTGAAAAATCTGAATATATTGTTACTGGCAAGCAGATGCAAAAAATCGCCGAGGCTCTTTATTCAGCAGATTGTGAACTTTATAATATATTAAATAAAACTTAATTAGCTAAATAGTATAACTAGATATGCAAACTACTGAATCTAAATCTTTATATGCTTATTTCGGAGAATTAGGTTTATTTAGTGGAAATATTCCAGGCCATACCTTTTATCAATTAGGTTTACTTGACTCCATTTCTGAAAAATATGGAGTTAGCCGATTTGATTTTTTAAACTATATAGATGATGCTCCGCCAGTCGATATGGTTCCAATTTTTGGAGATGGTAAATTAGGTTCAATATTTCATACCTATAGCAAAAAATTAATTGATCATTACCGAATAGGCTTCAATCGAGTTATTTCTAATATTGAAGATAAGAGCTATTCAAAGTTATTTCTAAAAGCCAGATTTCGTAATTTATCAACTCTTGAAAAAAAATTAACTGATGCTTCAAAATTTGAAAAAATTATTGAAGTTGCAATTACTGCTGGTTATGACCCAAAAGATATTGTAGTTTTAGATACAGATCTTTCGCTTAGTGAATCTTTTATTGCCAGACTGGCTGAATTAGGAATCACTAGAGAAATTCCATCAATTACAATACCCGGAATAGGCAAATCATTTTTGAAAAGTTGCATGGATCTACATCAAAAGTCAAGTGTTATCAAGCCTGCAAATCTTATATACTACGGAAATTTATCATTTGAAAATTATAAATCTGGCCACAGTAAAAATACAATTATTAATGATATTATTAATAATGTAGACCATATGACACTATTTAGTGGTGACTCTTTTAAAATGACGGTTGCGGCAAAGTCAACTCCTGAACTTGAGCAATGGATTAATTCAACTAAGTTGGTTAAGTTATGCCCTAGAGAGAACCGTAAAGATATTTGGACTGCTCTTGAAAATTCGCTGGTTTCAGTAAATGTAAGTAAAGATCTCTATTTAAAAGAAGGTTTTATTCCAGCCCGAGTATACGAATCGGTTATATTTGGAACTATCCCAATTTCATATAAGGTTGGAAGCCAGCCTGCACTAACTTTTAATACCGTATCTGAATTTGAAGAAATTTGTAAATTCCTAAAAGATTGTTCCGGGGCCGACTATTTTAAAATACTTAGTCAAATAGCCGATTCGCTTTAATTAATATTTCACTAATAAATAATAAAAAGTATTAATGATTAATGAAATTTATAACATCATCGACTGAATTTTTTGAACTTCATAATAATCCTAAATTAATTAAACTTAGGGAATCTATATTGGCAGTTCCTATTGATAATTGGAAATATATCAATACTCTTAAATTTAAACCAGCTAGGGAAATTTCTAAACAAGAGGCCTGGGCCATAACGTCTCATCAAATATACCTATTAGAAAATTTTGATAGTATATCAGAGATTAACCGAAATGAAAGCTTACTAACCAGATATGGATATAAGCCAGTTTCTTTAACTCTAGAAGGAGCATATTTAGAAACTCTCGAATCTCTTAATTCGTTAAATGAAAGCCTGGCTGATTCGGTTAAAAGCTTTTTATTGCTAATGACAGACGGCGGCAATGCACTTGGTATAGTACACTTTGTATTAGATATTATGTCTCTTATTCCAACATCCTGGTTTCTTTTTCCTTTTGATGTTACTGCATCTTTAGTAAATGCACTAATTTATATTTTTCAAGATGAACCGAGTTATATACTGGCAGCTATAAATATTCTATTTGCCTTTGCTGGCCCAATTGGTGCCGGTCTAAAAGTAGCAATTAAGCCATTTATAAAAGGAGCAGAAAAGTTGTTTGCTTTGGTATTTAAAGGTTCAAGCTCAGCAGCCTTAAGGGCTGGGGCAATGGAATTTACATCTGGCGCACTTGTTATTGATAAAGCAGCCGCATCAGCTGGTGGAATTATTCCAAAACTTGGAGACATATTAAAGTCAATTGGTACATTCATTCTTAGTACTGGACTTCTTATAATCAAGTCGCTAATTTCACTTATATCTAAATCAATTCAATTAGTATCATTAGGTAAGCTTAAACTACCAGCTGGTGCGGTTAGATGGGTTGATGAGCTTGTTATTAAAATGACCTCGGCTGGAAAGGCCGCAACTGAAGCCGGTGAACTTTTGGTAAAAGAAGACTCTAGATTACTTGCGGGTGCTGCGGCAACCGCTGATGCTGGTTCAATTGCAGCAAAGGATGCAGCGAACCTTGCTGGTAAAAGTGCAACGGAGGTGGCCCTAATTGGGGATAAAACGGCGAAGTCGCTTGGAGAGCTTAACCTATTAAGTAAAGATCTTAAGCTTGAGATTCAAGGCTCAAAAGAATGGGAATCACTTGTGAAATCGGGTGTAAGTCCTAAATTTAAAGAAATTTATCTAAAGTCTGCGGTAACTGAAAAATTAATAGGCGGTGTTCTTAACGCTAAATCCGCAACTTCAATTGTAAATTTAATGAAAGAGACTAAAATCTCTAATGAACTTGTAGCTATGGGATGGCGCCCAGGTGAAGCTGCTCTGGTTGATGCAATTAAAACTGGCAAACCTGCTGAAATTTCTAGATTATTTAAGGAAATGTCCGAAAATCCTGCAATTATGGAACATATTATTTCAAAGGAAGCTCAGGTTGCTAAAACCTTATCTATATTTAAAGAGTCGCCTGAGGCCTTAATTGCTGGAACTAAAAATCTTAAGCAGATTCAAAAAACTCTTGCTAAATTAGCTGGATATCGTGGCACAAGCTTAAGGGTACTTATGGCATTTATTATAAAACAGTGTTTAAAAGGCGAATGTGCAACTTTGCTAATCAAAGGAACCCCTTCTGAAATTTTATCACGAGTATCATCATCTGCTACTGGTGCAATGACTTCTGGTGCACTTAATTCGCTAAACGAACTATTATCTAAAATCATAATAAACGAAGACACTGATCCACTTGCTGAAATAAGTTCAGCTGAACTTGAAGAATTAAAAACCAGTAATCCTGAGCAATATCAGGTACTGTCTGATAAAATAGAGGCGGCTGCCGCTGCTAAGTCAAAGATAGTTAACGAAACTAATGCTAATCCATGCCAGTTAAATAGTGCAGTCGCTGTTTCTAAGGCTACTGCTCTTATAAAATGGCATCATGCATATAAAGAAGGACAGATTGAAACTGCTTTAATTACACCTGAGGATTTTAAAGAAGCTGGTATCTCTGACTATAATAAATCATTACTTCGCTTAATTAACCAAGATACCAATATTGATCCACAGCACCCAATCTCAGCAAGTGATCCAGTTCATATCGCATATATCTCTGATGTATTTAGTTATAAAGATGGAGCACTATTAATTAATGAATCACCTACCTCTAAGTTAGATGAAACCCTTGATCTTTTAATAAAGGATGGAAAATTAAGTCCAGATAGAAGAGAAGAAGTTAAAGAGGAAGTGCTTGCTCACTGGAAAGGTGGAACTTTTCCAGATTCATTTGGTATTAATGATATTAATCTAGATGAATCTTTTTTTAAAATTGGAAAATTAATAACTCGTAGATGATAAGACCATTTGATGAGTTTCAAGTCCATGATATTTTCTCTAAAAAAATTGCCCTAATTGGAGAAAACCATAATATTCCTGACCTATTTAACAGTGATGCAAAGATTAGCGTACAAATTACCCCAAACGAATATTCAACGCATCAAGTATTTAATAGATTAGCCGGCTCAGATGTAATTCCTGGATTTGTAGGAGACCGATTTAAGGCTATGAAATTAAGGACACCAATTTCAGTAATTTCTCCAAACTCTACTATTCAAACTTTTCCAACATTTAGACACCTGAATAGTGCAAATTTATTAAAGGGTTCAATTTATTTTAGTAAACCGAAAATTGATACTCAAATTCAGGTGGCTACATATGAAGGTCGTATAATTGGAGCTAGAGAGATAATTGATGGCAAGCCAATTCATTTAAATACAGCTCGATATCCTGAGATTCCAATATTATCTCAAATTTCTGAAACCTTATATTCTAAATTAGCATCAGAATTTTCTAGATTTAGAATAGGTTTTACTAAAGCTGGTCCAATCCTATTGGCAATGGAAAATTTTAAATTAAAAACACCTGAGCTTGTTGATTTATATTTCCAAGCATATGAATCTAAACTTGGAAAAATCCCAAATTGGTATAGACACCAAACCTCTAAATCATTAGTTGAAAAATATTTAAGTGAGTATATTAATAGAGAGGAGATTTCCAAGAAGTGTCCTTATTTACTTTAATAACTTAGCTATGATTAATACATTTGAAAAGTTCTCAAATACAGGCCCTAAAAAAAAGAGAGACAGTGCAGGTATTGCAATAATTTATAATTCAAAAATTTTATTAGTGCATGCAACAAATGGTAGCTGGGCTAATCCAGTTATGGGAATTCCCAAGGGTAAAATAGAGGATGGCGAATCGCCAGAAGATGCTGCACTTAGGGAAACATACGAGGAAACTGGTATACGGATTAAACCTAATCAGGTAGAGCAAAATACTGAAATAATTCAGGTATATTCTGGCAAAACTGTTATTAATAATATTCACTATTTAATTTGTAATATCAATAACCTATCTGAAATTGGCTTAACTGGCTTAACTGTGCCTAAATCACAATTACAAAAGGCCGAAATTGACTGGGCTGGGTTTATTGATATTGAGCTAGCCTATTCTAAAATAGCAGCAGCTCAAAGAATAATTTTAGATAGAATTTTCTGAAACTTGCCTATTTTTTTTAGTAATATAATCTAAATATAAATCAAATAATTTATGAAAAAAACAACCGACTTAATTACTGATTCACTAGTAATGGATGCGCCTGATACTGAAATGGTTGCAGGACCTGAGTCATCTACCGAAACTAACACTGAGCCTGAGGCTAAAGAAATGTCAGAAGTTGACAAATTAATTAATAAGCGTACTGGATATTGGGCTATTAATTTAGACATGGCAGATTTAAAATGGATTAAAAATGGCTGTAATAACAAATTTCCATTTACCGGTCCAAATGAGGCTTTTATGTTAATGAATTGTTACTTAGGATTTGCCTCTGCAATCGGAACACTAGAGGCAGCAACCAATAGCGGAATTGATAACCCTACTGTAAATTTATCAGCATCTGCAATTGAAGCCTGTGCCTTAATGTTAAATAAGTATGAAGGCTCTGGATTAGATACTGCTCAACGTGTATTTAGAATTGCAATTGCATTAAATAATGTAATTATGGAAATGAAATCATTAGATTCTCAAATTGCAAAATTACGAGAAGCTGAAACCACTCCAGCCTCTAATTAATGGGATATCATAGGCGATTATTAGATATTGATCTAATTAAATTAGCCGCATCTTCATCTAGCCATGACCTATTTGAAAAATATATGACTGCTGCTGATGCCTATTCATTTATGGATACTGAGTCCTCTATTCTTTGGGATAAATATTCAAATGGAAATGCTAAAAATAGACTAAAACTCTATAATGCAATTAAACTAATGTAAAATCGTTTTATTTTAAATTAAAAAGCCGCATTAGCGGCTTTTTTTGGTAAGATCCTTTAACAACCGGTTGGCATAGTCAACTGGTCTTTGAATTGCAGTTTTTCTAATATCAGGTAGTATTTTAAATAAATTTCTTCCTGGAATTGAATTTACCTCTAGTAGGTGGATTTCGCCGCTTTGATCTATTAAAAAATCCAATCCGATTTCTCCAATTGGGCCAGACTTTTTATCTAAAATATCAAATATTACCTGTGATGCGTCTCTAATTGACTGGGCAATCGGGCCGTCTATATCTTGGTTAAATATTGATTTTAAAATATTACTTAGGGTTTCTTTACTGCCGCCTTGATGTAAATTTGCGGTAATTTTACTGGGCTTAGCCAATCTAACTGCCATGCCTGTTCGTACTGGTTTTTTAGTCTTATCCCGTTGATATATTACCCGAACATCAAATACTCCTCCATTATATTGAGGTAGAGAAATACACTCTTGAATAATATAAATTCTGCCATTAGATCTCATACTTTTACGGATTGCATCAATGCGGTCTACTAAATTTAGGTCGGTTGCAGTTGTTGACTTATCTAAATAGTTAATTAAATAACTTGAGCCCTTTTTAGCTACCTTAATTATACCTTTACCGCCAGATCCAAATCTAGGTTTAATAATAGCCTCAGGATAATTGCTCATAAACCTAATAAGATTAGATTTACTGTATTTTTGGGTATGCGGAATCTTTAATTTGCCAAGGTCTTCATTTATTAAGGTTTGATAGGTTAAATATTTATCAAGTGATACTTTTCTAAAATCTGGACTGTTTAGCGGAGTACACCCAAGATTTAATAAAAATCTGGTATTTGAAGTTTTACCTTTATTGGTTTTATTTTTAAAGCTTCTATCATAAAATACCGCAGGCAGTCCTCTAACTGATGAGGTCCATTTATCATTAACTAGTGTCCAGGCAGTACAGCCAGTTGAGGTAAAGTCAGTAAATACAAATGCATCAACTTCTGAGTCATTTGCATATTGAATTAATTCTTTAAAATAGCCAGTTTGTTCACCGAATTGAGAGTCCTTGCCAGTATCACCAAGTATTCCAAATGCCTGATCTAGGGCCGTTGACTCTAAATATTCTGCAAATTCAAAAAGATACTTCATATTGATTTATTTATCTTTAGGTATGGCGATATAAATAACTATGTATAACTAAGGTAGTATTTAGTTAATTATAAAATAGTAAATAAATTTATGATATTTAAATCATTTGATCGCTTTATAACAGAGTCAAACTCGGCAAAGTTAGTGCCAATTAATGAATCTGCAAATCACAAATTTAAAGTTACAAATAATACACCACAGTCTGATGAATTGCAAAATATATCATTCTCAGCAGTGTATAATATGCCAGATGATGTAAGAGCAACTGAAGAACAGGCAATTAATGTAGCTAAACAATATGTAGCAACTCAATTACCGGCAGATCCAGCATTTAAAGCTGGTTCAGACGCCCGATCTAGCACTACAAAAAATAAAGATGGATCACTATCACCAGCGGCGGTTATTTTTATTAAAGTAAAAACATTAAGACAGAGAAAGCTTGTTAATAATAATGTATTGTTTGATGCGGATTTAATTTTTAAATATTCCTCAAATTTTAAATCAGCCGATGAGATTCAAAAAATGATAACCAATTACGAGATAACACCATATATGGAAATTCCAACAATTCTTAAATCTATCAGCGTAAATATTTGGGATATTTCACAGATGGCACAATTAACTAAAGGATCTACTTCAGGTACAGGAGCTATTGCAACTGGCGGTCCAGGCGCGGGTGGAACAAATGCCCAAATTGAAGCTGACAAACTTAAAGCCGCAGCTGAAAAAGAGAGGTTAGCAGCAGCAGGCGGAGGAAGCGGAGGCGGCGGAGGAAGCGGAGGAAGCCAAAATGCAGGAGGCGGCGGAACCAGCGGAACCAGCGCAGCAGGTGGAGGCGGCGGAGTTACCGGCGGATTTACCCAATTTACTGGATTAAAGCAAGGCCAAAAGTCAGAAGTGGTTCGTCAATTGCAAAAAATGATTATTGCAGGTGCTAGTGCATATCCTAACGACCCAAACCATATAAAAGCGGCTGAGGCCGTTAAGAATAGCGGTGGAGCTGATGCTAACTATGGGAAAAAAACAGCTTTAGCAATTGGTCTTTTAACAAATGCTGCAGGTACTTCAGTTACTGATATTACCGCAGATGTAGTAACTCAGTTAACTACTGCTCTAGCCAGCGTAACCGCTGACCAGCTTAAAGCAGTTGATCAGACTAAAAAGACTAACACTAATACAACAAAACGTAAAAAATCCTTAATAAAACGTAAAAAATCCTTAATTAAAAAAAAATAAATAAAGATATGATTAACTTAAAAAATTATGCAATACTTGCTGAGCAGAAAAAATATGGCTATTTTAATAGAATAAATGAGTCTAACGGTCAAACTGCTGAAAACCTTAAACTAGTATTAAGTGGAGAAAACAATGACGCCTATATAAAGCAATGGAATCAATTTATGGGAGATGTTGAGAAGAACATTCAAAAGGATGGAACTTATACTGTAAAGATTAAGGATAATGCTGGTGCTGAGATGGTATCGATTAATTATACAATTATTAATAACGAACTACCGGAAGAGTCTATAGTATTAACTCCAGGCAAAAGCACTAATGACAATACCGAAACCGACGATGGCGGTACTGGTAGGATTAACACATACTCAGATGAAGATTTACAAAAAGTAGTTGACGATTTAGTTGATTGTTTAGATTTTCCTGTTTACTCTGATGATGTAAGAGAAATTAAAAAAATATTAGAGTTATATGTTGGCCAAAAAGCTACAGCAGATGATGATACAACCAAAGTTTCAGCAATTGGCCGTATTTTAACTTTATATAAACGAGACGAAGACGGCGATAGTTTAACTAGTGATATTGGAAGTATTGGAACCAAAACTTTAGACAATGATATACCAAAAGTAATTAGTCAAATTCAAACTATACTTAAAAAATATCCAAAAGAAGAATAGTAAATATTACTCTTAATCTTTTTGAAAATTTTAATTAAAAGCTGCAACCGCAGCTTTTTTTATTTGGTATAATATCTTTATGCAAAATGATTTTATACAGTTACAAAACTTTATTGAAGAGATGAAATCTAACTCTTCGGTTCTTATAAAGAAGCAGATTCTATTAAAATATGATTCTCCGTTCTTAAGAAAAATATTTGAATATACATATTCTCCATTTAAACAGTACCATGTAACCTCGGCTAATCTTAAAAAGCGATCAGATCTAACCCTAGTATATAACTATAATGACTTATTTCAGTTACTTGATGATCTAAACGATAAGCATGTGACTGGCCACACTGCAATTCAGTGTGTTAATGGTTTTATTGCAAAATACCCGGAGTTCTCAGAACTCATCTATGATATTGTTGATCGTAATATAAAAACCCGAGCAACTGCAACCCTAATTAATTCAGTTTTACCAGGAACAGTTCCAACCTTTAATGTAGCCTTGGCTGAAAAATTTGAATCAGCTGAAAAAAAGATAGACTTTGAGACTCAAACCTGGTGGGCAAGCCGTAAACTTGATGGAGTCAGGTGTATTGCAGTTATCGATAAGGCTGGAGAAATAAAGTTTTTTTCCAGACAAGGTAAAGAGTTTTTAACCTTGGCTAATCTAGCTACTGATCTTAAAAAATTAGGCTTAAGGTCAACTGTGCTGGACGGAGAAGTTTGTCTAATGCAAGAGTCTGGTCTTGAAGATTTTCAAGGTGTAATAAAAGAAATTGGTAAAAAAGACCATATAATTAAGTCGCCAAAATATCATATATTTGACCTATTAACGCTTGATGAATTTGAAAAAGGTGTTGGCGAAATATCATTAACCGCCAGGCTGGTAATAATAAGTACACTATTTGAAGAGATAGAGCTTGAATTTGCCGAGCCGCTATATCAGTTTAAAGTAGAGAGTCGTGATCATTTTGAAGTATTAGTAGCTGATGCATCAGCAATGGGTTATGAAGGTATAATGATTAGACATGATGTTGGTTATGAAGGCCGTCGCTCAAAAAATCTGTTAAAAGTTAAAAAGATGCATGATGCTGAGTATACAGTAACTGGACTAGATTCAGGTATAAATCGTATTATTGATGCAGGTAAAGAGGTTGAAGAGGTTATGTTAAAGGCCGTAATTGTAGAACATAAGGGCAATACGGTAAGAGTAGGTTCAGGTTTTAATCTTGACCAGCGCAGATACTATCACCAAAACCCAAATGAAATTTTAGGTAAAATAATAACGGTACAATTTTTTGAAGAAACCACTGATCAACACGGTGCACATTCATTAAGATTTCCAGTATTTAAAGGTATATACGGAAAGGCTAGAGAATTTTAAAATATGAAACACAAACGAATAATATTAGTAGGCAAGGCTGCAAGTGGCAAAGACTATATTCGTAAAATATTTGAGGCTCAGGGTTTTAAATATGCCGTAAGCTATACAACTAGACCTCCAAGACCAGATGAAATAGACGGTCAAGATTATTTTTTTATTAAACAGCCTGATGCACAGGACATGATTGATAAATGCGAATTTTATGAATGGGTTGCATTTAATGGATGGATTTATGGAACAACTAAAAAGCAGTTTTATAATGATGATATTTTTATTATGACACCGTCTGGTTTAAATCAATTATCCGAAGATGATAGAAAAACATCAACTGTAATTTATTTAGATATTGATGAAGAGGTAAGAAAACAGAGATTACTGGAGAGAAAAATGCCAGGTGATTCAGTTGAGCGTAGACTCGAGGCTGATCGCGAAGATTTTAAAAACTTTAAAAACTATAATATAAAAATAACAAATCAAAACTTTTAACATGAGCAATTTTGAATTAACAGGGGTAATCATTGAGGCATTTCCAGCCCAAACATTTAACAAAGGATTTCGTAAACGCGAATTTGTCGTTGAGACAGGGGATAAGTACCCACAAAAAATACTATTTCAATTAGTACAAGAAAAATGCGATATGCTGGAGTCATTTGGTATCGGAGATACTGTTACTGTATCATTTAACCCAAAGGGCCGCGACTGGACTGATAAAACTGGTCAGGTAAAATATTTCACAACGCTTGAAGCTTGGAGAATTAGTGGTCAAAAAAGAGCAGAAATTGGAAACTCTTCTGATGATACCGACTTTGATGATATTCATACATCAGCACCTATCTCTAAATCAACAACTCTACTTGATGAGTTAACTGATGATGATTTACCTTTTTAGAATATAACCATGCGGTTTGTTAGTATTGATATTGAGACAACTGGATTAGATCCAGAGTATTGTCAAATTCTTCAAATTGGTGCAGTTATTGAAGATACCTTAAATGTGGTACCGTTTGATCAACTGCCTAAATTTAAGTGTATTGTTGAGCACGCTAAATATACTGGGCAAGCATTTGCGCTAGATATGAATCAACCTATTTTATCAATTCTAGCAAAATTACAAACTTCAAATAAAGAGGATCGTCTTGCAATTAGAAGTGAGTATAATATTTTACCTGAATCACTGGTTGCCCAGTCTTTTTCAATGTGGCTAAACTCAAATGGATTAGGTCCAGTCAATGAGACCACCAGTCAAATTAGCATAACTGTTGCTGGCAAAAACTTTGCCACTTTTGATAAATTATTTTTAGAAAAATTATCCGGCTGGTCAAATAAAATTCAAATTAGGCAGCGAATTATAGATCCATCAATCTTATTAATGGATTGGCAGGTTGATAAAAGCTTACCTAATTTACAGACCTGTATGGATCGATGTAAATTAACACGCAAAGTAGCCCATGAGGCTCTGCAAGATGCACTCGATGTGGTTAGAGTTATTAGAACTGCAACTACCGATTACCAATCAACTGGTCAAATTTAATATATTTTGTAGTATAATAATATTATGAAAGATAATAATGTACGTTTGGGCTATTGTTGTATTAATTTATCATTAGCCAGTAGAAAAATTACAGCAAATCGTGGAATGATTAAGCGGACCTTTCAGGCAAAAGGTCAAGACTACTGTAGTTTATTAGCACACCAAAATATAAAAGATGTTCTTACTATTCTACGCTGGAATCTAACGCATGAAATCTATGTATACCGAATATCAAGCGATATTTTTCCATGGATGTCAGAATATGAAATTCAAAAGCTTCCTAATTTTTCTGAAATTTTAAAGGATTTACAAAAGATTGGCGAGTTTGTAACCGCCAATGGTATACGCATATCAATGCACCCTGGTCAATTTGATGTATTACCATCTCCAAACGAGGCAGTTGTTAGAAAAACGCTAAAGGATCTGGATCAGCACTGTGAAATTATGGATCTGATGGGCTTGCCATTAACACATGAGTTTCCAATTAATATCCATGTTGGCGGCACGTATGGTGATAAAGAGGCAGCAGCTGAGCGATTCTGTACTAACTTTGAAAAATTATCCGCAAATACAAAAAAGCGGCTTGTTGTTGAAAATGATGATAAAGAAACTCAGTATTCAGTAGTTGACTTATATAATTTAATTTATAAAAAAATATCAACACCAATTACCTTTGACTTTCACCATCACCGATTTAATACTAGCGGGCTTACTGAAGAAGAGGCTTTAATTCTAGCCTCAACCACTTGGGGTAATGCTACTCAATTAACTCATTATTCAAGTTGCAAAAAAACATACGAAGATGCATCAGTAATTGCGCGGTCTCATGCGGACTATATTTATGAACAAATAAATACCTATAACCGTACGTTTGATATAGAGCTTGAGTGTAAAATGAAAGACCTTGCCCTAATTAAATATCGAATGTATTGTGCAAATCTACGTGAAACCTATTTACCGTTTGATGATAAAAGTATATTAGAAAAAAATCAATCCTAAATGGATACAACTAACACAACAACTGAAGACTGCGGCTGCGGTGGCTCTTCAACAATAAAGACTCCTGAACCAACAATTCTTTCTAAAATAATAAATAAGGTATTTGTTTCAGAATCTACTAAAAATCATAGGCTTTCTATTTGTAAAACGTGTGATCACTTTGACTCAACCTTTACCAGATGTAGACTGTGTGGCTGTTTTTTAGAAGCAAAAACTCGGCTTCAAGGCTTTCACTGTGCACTTGATCAAATCGGAGAAACTCCATTATGGTAATCTTTAAAAACTTAAAAAGGGACGTAAGTCCCTTTTTTTAATTACTCAATTAGTCCCAATATTTTAGACTCCTGAACTGCCTCTAATTGGCAAGGCGAAATTCCTTGACCAAATCGATCCATTAATTTTTGTTCAGCTTCCCCAACCGATGAGGCCTGTACCAAATATTGTTCTCTAATTTTTTTTGTTTTGCCATTGTCATCTTCTGACTCAAAGCGTAGTTTTGCTAAATAATACATATTTTAAGTTTTGATTTGATATGTTTTACTTGAAACGGTTAACCAGTTTTAGATTAATTACTCCAATTTGGATTGGCAATAATTAACATGCCATCTTCAATTCTAGGAATTTTGCCAAGATCGTTATAATCAGCATAATCAATTTCGTCTTGACTAAATTTTTGACCATTGAACATAATGTATTCGCCCGCAGGTGTGGCTAAATCATCATTACCTCGCTGACTGTGTCCTTGGCCCTTTACTGAATCATCAGAGGCTTGGTCAATAGAAGGTTTCATAAATCTATTAAAAAAGCCCTCTTTTACTGACTTATTAGAGTCCTTGATATTATTCTTTTTTGCAAACTGTTTTGCTTTTGCAATTGCTTGTCCTTTTGTCATACCGCCTTTTTGGTATTGAGCAACTTTTGCATCAATAAAATCAGTATCACCATCGGCGTCTTGATCAACTTTCTTTTTCTTAATTGGCATATTGTCAAAAGCTTTTTCAAACTTTTCAAAAATTTCAACGTATTTTTTCATTTGTTTTTGGTATATTTTTATAAAGTTATTTATCTTATGCCTGAGGGACCGGAATGCAGACGAGTTTATGAGGGAATCTCAGAATTCGCTAAAAATAAAACAATTTCTCAATTTGAGGTACTCGGTGGCCGTTTCTTAAAAAGGGCACCTGATCTTACTGTTAAAACCTCAGTGCCAGTCCGTGTGATCGGCGGTGGAGTTAAAGGCAAATTTATCTGGTTGGAATTTAGTGACGAGACGTGCCTGTGGATAACACTGGGCATGAGCGGTTATTGGTCAACTGAACTTAAACCGCATAGTCATTTCCGAATAGGCTTTGACGATGATACTTCTCTGTACTTTGTTGATCAGCGCCGATTTGGCACCTTAAAGTTCACACTGAAGACCGAGCTTTCAAAAAAACTGTCAAGTCTTGGACTAGATATGTTAAACGATCAAACTTCGAGCATGTATGATTTTATTAGAAAAGTTGAGATTCCTAAAGTTCAGAAAAAAACGGTGGCTGAAGCATTAATGAACCAGTCTCTATTTGCTGGTATAGGTAACTATATTAAATGTGAAATGCTGTATCGCTGCCGGATATCGCCACATCGATTGGTGCAGGATTTAACACAAGATGAGATTTGTCAATTATGGAATTGGGGTAAATTAATAATGCGGGCTTCATATGATCAAGGTGGAGCAAGTATCAGAAATTATCGACAAGTAAATGGAGAAACTGGAGGATTTACGTTTGAGTTTGAGGTCTATGCACAGAAACAGGACCCCAACGGAAATACGGTTGTTCGTGAAGAGACACTAGACGGCCGTACCACCCATTGGGTGCCGGAAGTTCAGCGATAAATATCTAAAAGAATATTAAGAGTTTTGAAGAATATTAAATCATTTACTGACTTTTTACAAATAAATGAAATGGGTGGCTGGGCAACAACTAAAACACAGGGAACCAAAATAACGCCGGCTGTTTTACAGGAGGCAATTGGGGTTCTTGAAAATATTTTTGACGATTTTAATCAATGGGCGCAGGCTCATGGATTTGATTCATTAACTGTAGTTGGTCCAGGCGGATCAGGTGTCTATTTTAAAAAGGATCTTGAAGAGAATCCAGAAAAGGCATACGGTGATGTTGATATTCTTGTAATGTATCCGCTCAATGAGCCTCAAGGCCGCCAAGCTGAAATTGATACACTTAAAAAATATAATGGTCTTTTTTTACAGTGGTTAGCCAAGACAACTCGACCTGACCTAGATAAAGAAGAAACCCGTGCCATCTCTGAAGGTACTCTTAAGTTAGTCATAAATTTAACGGATGGCCCTGTACAAGTTGATATTATTTCAACATTTAATTACTCATCAGATTGGGCAAAAGCCCGATATACGCCAATTCGGGGTATTAAAGGATTTGTTGTAGGTTTTTTATATCAAGCATTCGGTAATGCGCTTGATGTTTCGGTAACCGATCGAGGCGTTGTTGCCAAGATTAAGGGCGGCGAACTGGTTAATCCATTATTACGTAAGGGAGTTGAAGAGCAAATAGTCACCAGAGATTTTAACCGGTTCATATCACAGCTTGCAGAATTTACTGATGAATTTACGCGTGGAGAGAAGCGAGCAGTTCAGCTTGATCAATACTTGCAACAGCACCCTGGCATTGATGTGACTGCATTAAGTCTTGAACAGATTTGCAATGGTATTTTGGGATTTGCCAGAACCTTGGAACAAAACGGTACATTTGAGCTTCCTAAATCTAAATACAAGAACTCTCAAGAATTCTTACAGGAAGTTGTCGATATTTACAAAATAAAAATAGACAAGCACACGTCTTCGTCTAAATATAACAAGGCTGAAACCGATCTAGCTCATCAACAGCGAGCTAAGGTTATGAGTGATGCCGAAACCGCTTTTGAGTATGTTAGTAAAAAACTAGCATGAGCATACAAATACCTCCCAATAAAATATACGACCCAGCCAAGACCTGGTTTATAAGTGATCCACATTTTGATCATAGTAATGTTTTAAGATTTGAGGAAGGTTTCCATAACTTTAAGTCAATTGAAGAGCATGATAATGAAATAATTGCTCGTTGGAATTCAGTAGTACAGGAAGATGACACTGTTTTTTTCCTAGGTGATGCTTCAATGTATCGAATTAAATTGAGTTATCTTAAATGGATTTTTAGTCAGCTTAATGGAAATATTATTTGGTTAAAGGGTAATCATGATACTCATATAACTGACATGTGGTTTAGAGAACTTAGTGAAGCCGCAAAGATTATAGAGTTTAAAGAGTATGATGAGATTTTCTTTCCTGATTCTGACCAACAGATTGGTTATCGAAGAATTGTCTTATTCCACTATCCAATTCTTGAATTTAATGGAAAACATCATGGTGCATATCATTTATACGGTCACTCACACACAATTGTGCACCCAATAAAAAATGCCTATTCAGTATGTACCTGCTTGACAAATTACACGCCAGTAAATTTTAAATGGATTAAACAAACAATACAGAAACACAATGAAGGACTTAATAGACTTGGGGAACTTAGTGTTCACCCAACTACTTAAAGAGCACGGTGAACTTGAAGAGTCACGTATGCTATTTTTATACGGGGTAACAACTTCAACCAGATGGGCTATATTAGATTCAGCAAAATGGGTGCTGATTGACCGAGATGGTCTACTATATAATTTTGAAGATTCTGTATTGGCTGACCTGGCTAATACTTGGACCACTATTTCTGAATCAATGAAAGCTGCTAATGTAAAAAAATATTTAGATAAAGAGCGGTCAAATTATGAAAGTTCGCAGCCTAAACCTGGAGAGATTCGGGAATGGTTCGGTCAAGAGACTCCATGGAGAGAAATTAATCTTTAATAAAAAACATATGAAAACTTTCCTAAATAAAGCAGTTGACTGTATAGGTATTACATTAATGATTACGGTAGTAGTTATTGGACTAGTATCTGAAATACTAAATATTATAAGTTAACTGACCCTACACTAGCCTCATCTCGTGTATTAATGACCTGATCACAATTAACTGTGGTGTTCT